ACAGCGCAAGGAAGAAATCCAAGATGACTTCGTGGAATCCCCGGAGTGTTTCGCCTTGGTTTACCCGAGCTGGCTTGAGTCAGACGCAGACGAGGACGAGTAAACCGGCCATTCCCAACAGGTTGCACCACCATTAAACTCCAACAGAACTAGCTTTCATCATGGCCAAAGCTGCTGCACCTGAAGCACCCACCACGGTCTTCACCTGGCACATTGCCAACCTAGAGCGCGAGACCGCTGATGGGTTCGTGATGACGGCGCACTACACCATCGACGCCAACGATGGCACCTATAACAGCGGCGCCTATGGCAGCCTTGGCTTTGAGCGCCCCGACAAGCTAATCCCTTTTGCGGATCTCACCGAGGAGATGGTGATCGGTTGGGTTAAAGACCAGTTTGGCGCTGAGAAGGTGGCCGAGATCGAAGCCGCCCTGCAGGCTCAACTAGATGAACAGCGGCATCCGACGCAGGCTGCAGGTGTGCCGTGGCAGTAAAGTCGAAGACCGGCACCGCTCGCATCGAGCATCAGCCGGGACCGCCGAAGACCACACGCCAAGGGTACGGCCAACAGTCCCGCCCTCGGCGCCGCGGCCGTAAGCCACTGAGGGGGCAAGGCCGTTAATGGATCGCGACACTCTTGAGAATTGGCGCAAGATTCGCGACCACCTCGAGCGTGTTGGGAAGACGAATAACCACTACTATCGCCGTGCGCTGGTCATCCTGCAGGGGAGGCCGGACCCATTCGATCGCTACGATGGATGGGATGGAAGCCGCAGCAATGGCTGAAGAACCACAGAGCGTAGGTGGCGTCTTCTCCGCCTCGCTGCCCACCGTCTTAGCTACTGGCATGATCGCGATCGGTGGTCTGCTGATCTCGATGCAGATCCAATCAGCACGGATCGAGGCCACGGTGGTGCAAATGGCCAAATCGATCGAAGAGCTGAAGATCGACGCACGCAACGAACTGTCCGACCTAGACAAGCGCGTGCGCGCACTTGAGCTTCAGCAGTAACTTAGGGATTCAGGCACTGCTGTTATGTCCCCTGAAACCATTGCGATCATCGCGATCATCGTGGCCGCCGGCTCCGAGATCATCGCTGTCTCCCCGCTGAAGTCCAATAGCTGGCTGCAGCTCCTCCTTCAAGCGCTGCGTGTTGTGTTCCCTAAGCGTCGCTGACATGGCCAACACGGCGCCGATCACACTGCAGGCTCTGTTCCGGTACTACAAGGGACTCCCCCATCAGGCCGCGGCGATCAGCTTGCTCGAGCAGGACCTTGCCGCCAATGGCTACCAGGAGGCGATGCGGCGTGATCGGCCATGGTTCGAGGCTTGGTCGCAAGATGGCAAGCAGGTCGATCTATCGGCTGGCATCAACCTGATCAAGCAGTTCGAGGGTGTGCATCTCTCTGCATACCCCGATCCGCTTAGCGGTGGCGATCCATGGACGATCGGCTACGGCACCACCCGCTATAGCGGTGGCGTGCCGGTGAAGCGCGGCGACAAGATCACCATGATCGAGGCCGACATGATGCTGCGGCTTGAGGTGGATCGTATTGCCGACAAGCTGGCCAGCACCATCCCGCACTGGAAGGTGATGGATGACAACCAGCGATCGGCGCTGGTGAGCTTTGCCTACAACCTCGGTGCTGGCTTCTATGGCACGCCCGGTTTCGAGACGATCAGCAAGGTGCTGCGCGAGCAGGCATGGGATCAAGTGCCGACGACCATGGAGTTGTACAGGAACCCTGGCAGCAATGTCGAAACTGGCCTGCTCCGGCGCCGTAAAGCAGAAGGCGAGCTGTGGGGTGACCATCGGCCGAAGGTGCAGCAGGAACCTGCCAGGCTGACGCCTGACTCATCGTTCAGCGCACGGATCACCCCGCACATCCGGCTCGGTGAGTTCGCGCTCGATCAGGAGGCGCGTCGATTCCGGCATCAGTATCAGGTGAATACTGCAGCGGAGCTGGCGGCGTTCCTCGAACGTGTGCGGCAACGGTTTGGCAGCAAGAGCATCATCCTCACCAGCGGCTATAGGCCGGCAGCGATCAATGCGTCGGTGGGCGGTGCCACCAACAGCGAGCACCTCTACTCAGCACCTGGCGTTGGTGCAGTCGACTTCGTGATCGATGGCGCCGACATGAAAGCTGTCGAGAAGTGGTGTGATGAGAACTGGCCATTCAGCCTCGGCTACGCTGCACCGGCCTTCATCCATCTTGGCCGCCGCGCTGATGGCAAGCGCCGCCGCTGGGATTACACCTGATGCTCCTACCTGATCATGAGATCTGCCGCCTGTGCAAGCAGGAGGCGATGGTCACGCCGTACATCGATGATCACCTGAACCCAGCCAGCCTGGACGTGACGCTGGGCGATCGGATCATGATCGAGGTGGCAGGCCACCCTGAGCTGCAGATCCTTGGCATTACCGGCCATACGCAGGAGGATCCGTTCTGGATTCAGCCGGGGGAGTGGTTCCTAGCGGAAACCAGGGAGATCTTCAACCTGCCCGATCACGTCGGTGCGCAGTTCGTTCTCAAGTCGAGTCGCGCACGCGAAGGCTGGGATCACGCTGAGGCCGGATGGTGCGATCCGGGTTGGTATGGCAGCAGGCTCACCATGGAACTGAAGAATGGCCGCCGGATGCATCCACTGCCAATCTGGCCTGGCCTACGCATCGGGCAGATGAAGTTCCTGCTGGTGAGCGGTCGACCGGATCGGAGCTATGCCGCCACAGGGCGCTACAACGCCGATCTCGGCGTCACGGGCAGCAAGGGCTAGCGCGCCATCGAATGCTGCAGCGGCGCCATCCGTAGCCGGTAGATGTTGCCGGGTGCTTCAGCCGGATCATCCAGCGGGATCATCGTGTAATCGTCGCAGCCGTGCTGCTCCGCGAAGGTGGTGGCAGCGATGTGGGTGGTGAACGGTCCGATATGCCACGGACCGATGCGGAGGATGTAGGTCATGGGAGGAGGTTAGGGGCGCCGGAGCGCCCCGGATGGGATCAGGCCAGCGCCCGGTTGTTGAGCATCTCGTTGGCGGTGTTGAGGCGCTGCATCAGTTGGGGGAGGATGTGGAAGTGACGCTCGCGCTTGGCGGCCTCGATCATGCCAAGGGTCTCATTGCGAAACTCTTGCCACTCTTGGCGCTGGGACTTGCGGGCAGGCTTGGCGACTTCAATGATGACGGTCGAAGGCTTGCGGTTGTTGGCTTTCCATGCGGCCAGCTCGGCGGCGGTCATGTTGTCGGTGATGGAGGGGCGGCGGGTCATTGGTCCGGTGCGTTGATGTGTGAACTATACCCCGTCGGCAGGGCACAGTGCCCCAGATGCAGGGCACGTTAACGAACTGTCACATCTGCCGATCCCGTCTCACCCGCTACCGTTTAGCCAGCCGGGGCTGCCGCCCATGCGGGCGTACATCGTGGAGATCACCGCCAAGGTGCTGGTGCGCTCCGAAACCGATCCCGAGGAGCTGCCGGCTGACATTTACTCCCAGATCGCTGAGTTCGTCCACAACGAGGAAGATCTCCTAGAGCTGGGCATCGAGCTGTTCACCCTCCCCGTAGACCTGTGTGGATCAGCACCACATTGACGAAACCCGGCTGGTCACACGCCGCTCGGCTCGTGATCAGATCCACCTCCGCTGGGGATATAGGTGCGCCTATTGCAACGATCCCCTCGGCCGCAGTCCCACCCTCGATCACGTCGTTCCTAAGGTCCACGGTGGGCTGACGGTCCGCGAGAACCTGGTCTCCTGCTGCCTGATGTGCAACAGCCAGAAAGGCCACAAACCATGGGTTGACTGGTATCGCGCTCAGCCGTTCTGGTCGGCGCTTGGCGAGTGGGCGATCGTGCAGTGGATCACCAGCTCAGAACATCGTCAACCAGATAGTGGCGAGCAACATGCCGCCTAGCCACGTCAGGCCGAAGATCACCACCGGCGGGTACTTCATGGCCGCAGCATCTGATTGAGGTAGATCTCTGCCTGAAACCAGTCCGAGCTATACCGGCATACGCCACCGACACAACTCCGGTAGTACACCTCACCCTTCACAGGCATCAGCACCTCGATGTAGCCGCCGTCTCGATCAGTCCGGCTGATCACTTCAGGTCCGAACATTGCCGTGCCTCCTCGCGATGGATCCATGTCTTTAGGCCTGCCACATAGTCGCGCAGCACCTGCGCCTGCTGGAGGTGCCATTCATCGCCGGAGTCAAACCAAAGCCGGTTATGCCGGTCGATTGCCTGCAGCGATTGATGGATGAGCACATTCCACGGCTCACGGATAGGCGTGTTGAACTCACGCTTTGACACGGCGACCTGGCGGCCTCTATCAGTCTGCCGCCGGCAATGCCCGCTGGAAGAAGTCGCAACTCACCGCGTAGCGCCCGCCACTTCGCTTGCTTTCCGGCAGCAGCAAATCGCAACGCTGTGTGCTCATCTCCCACTGGATGCAGTCCCAGCACATCACGCTGGCCGTCTCCGGTCTGATGCTGGCCACCGCCGCCTGGAAGACTGCCTCAGCCTTCAGCAGCGCATCGTGCAGGCTGTTGGTGCCAGTGTCCACCTCGACTTGGTGCTCAGCCTTCGGACCAAGGATCACGCGTGCGTGCCATGTCCGATCGATGCGGTCGCACACCAGCAGTAATCGGCCAGCGTGCAACCTGATCATTCATCCTCTCCATAGCTCGGCTGGTGATACAACCGCTCGAGCTGCATCGATAGCGGTTCATCGGCCTGCGTGATGTCGATCGGATCGGTCTGATCCCGCACGATGAAGACCATCCGAGAGCCGTGGCGCTTCACCACCAGCAGGCCGATGCGCTCGCTGCGGCATAGGATCCGCAGCGCTTGTCGCTCAAGCCAGTTCAGGCGGAGATGTTCGAGCATGACTCCATCTTGGCAATGAGTCGATTCAGATACCACTCCGCTTTCAGGGCATCCTCGAGCGCGTTCCCCTTGAGCCACATGCGGATCATGTACTTGAGCGCCTGCCCCTGCAGGTATGCCGGGACCATGTGCGGTGCATCGGCGATCACCGACTCGATGAAGTCGATGGCCTCGATAGTGCCCGCCTGATAGTGCGGGGGGTGGTTCACGAGGTCGCTTGCTGTTCTGCGTTCTTCCATTTCTTGCGGGTGATGATGTTGTGGATGTGGGTGAAGCTGATCCCATAGATGGCGGTCAGCTGTTTGATTGTCCAGCCGCTGGCGTACAGCTTGCGGATGTCGATGGCGTTCTGCGGCGTCAATACAGCGTTGCCGGGCACATGGCCTGGCTTGAAGCTGGTGCTGGTCGGCGCCTTCACCGCCACTTCTCACCCATCAGCACCTGGCGGCACACCTCAATGGCCTGTTGCGCCTGCTTCTGCGTCATCACCGATTCGGCCTCATCCATTGCCTTCACCACTCGGTCGAGCAGTGTGGCGTAGTCCGTGTCACGGAAGTTTGCGGCGATGTCGAGCGCAAACTCCTCCCACAGGCCGGTGAGGGTGCCACGCAGTGGATGGCCATACGGCAACTCCTGACGGCCGCTGCGTTGATACAGCGCCTCCATCATGTCGGCGCGCTGCTGGTCGAGTTGCGTGGTGGTCATTCGTCGAGGTACTTGCGAAGGTGGAGCAGTTCAGCACAGAGCTGTTCGCGGTTCTTGATGCCGCAAGTGTTGTGCAACTGATCGATGCGGATGTCGATCAGCAGGCGGAGGCGATCACGTTCTGATGCCTGGCCAGCTTTGAAGGTGTTGCTGCCTTCGAGCAGGCTATAGAGGCGAGCACGGACAGCATCGTTCATCGGCTCTGCAGGGCGATTTGAATAGCAGCTTGGAAATAGCCGGCCATCTTCATCCGGCGATATTCGCCACTGGCCTCCTCTGATTGTTTGTCCTCAATCAGGTCGTAGTTGTGCCTGGCTTCTTGGAGTGCGGCCAACGTTTCGATGTTGAGCATGTCCAATTCAGATCGGCTGAGATCATTCACCTTGTCCAAGTGAATGACTTTCGCGAGGATGAACGAACGATGAAAGGGAACAATGGATTGATCTGGGGTCATGATGCAACTTCGATTTCAGCGGATGGCCAGCGGTTCTGGGCGTAGCGGATCGCAGCGCCGACGTTCTCGGCGCGAGTGATCCAGAGCATCGGCCGAGCGCCGCTGGGATAAATTAGGAGGCGATACTCCTTGGTGCGGGCACCATTGCGTGGTCTGCTGATGCCCTCGCCGTAGACGCCCTGATCCTCGGGATCGGTGCGCCATTGGAAGGCGATCGGAGAGTTAGAGGTAGACATTCGGATCGGTGACAGATTCAGGATTGAGCCATTCGATCTGATTCCACCAAGGGAGCCATGTATCGGCGGCGATCAACTTGGCCTCGGTCAGGCTGTGCGCCAGTACGCACTCGACGACGTTGGCGGACTTGATTGTGAAGTAAAAGCGGCGGGGGGTCACTTACGCACCTCGATGTAGGACTGGGTGCCGGAGTGCGTAGCGCCTGCTTGGTTGCCGGCCTCGATGCCGATCATGGCGAACACGGCAGCGACGACAAGGATGCAGATGGCATTGTTGATGCGGTTGATCATTGGATTGAAGTGATAGGTGGATGGGAGCTAAGGATGGCTCAGGCGGCAACGAACGCCTCGACTTGACGGCGGTCGTACCAGCGATCGCCGTTGCCAGCGATCTCGACAACCAGCAGGGTGCCCCAGAACTCGATGAACTGATCAATCGTGTAACCGGCTTTCTCAAGGGTGTAGAGGATGTTGCCGGCGTGGATCAGGTGAGCGGGGTTGGTCATTGGCTTAGTGGGTTACCGATGACGTAATTATGCACCGCCTACGGGGCACATGCCACAGGCGTGTGACACTTCTTTACACGGCCTCAGCGCCCACTGCCAGCTCCACCGGCACCCGCAGTTCTGGCTTGCTTTGCCCCTTGACGCGCCGCCCCCAACCGACCACCGCCGGGCTGACAGGTAGCTCGACCGTGAACCACACATGGCCGCAGGCATTGCAGCCACGCTTGCGCACCGTCACCTCGGCGTCGCGGTTGTTCGTTGCCATTGCCTTGATGTCACCACTGGAGCACCTGGGGCACTGCATTGCTATCGTGAGATGTACCCCACTGGTCTAGCACAATGCAGTTCGGTGAGTGGATGGCCGTCACCCTTTCGGCAGAGCAGCAGTTCGA